AGACATCACCCAAAGAGACATGACATAAAGAGACATCAATATATATTATGTCTCCTAAGACCTGAGAGACTATCACACCTATATATACATATACAGACAGACCTACGGGTAAGACCTGACAGCATCACCCAAGTAACATCAACAAGCTTAGGGTTCAGCTAAACAACACACAACCAGAGAGGATGGTTGTCAACTATTTTTTTTGTCTCCTACGTTTCCCAACAGTTTTCTAACGTCGCTTGCCAATATCATTAATACATACAACACCACGAATAGAATAGTATGAACTTTACATTTTATTAATTACTTACATACGTCAAATATTCCGACTCAACCACTCGAACCCTTGATCGATGCCTACACCCGATGACCCTATACTTTCACATACTTTCCATTGCCTGTTTTTCACAGAGTACATATTCATTGCACCGGTCAATTCAGCCGTAGTAGCGGAATTAGGCAAATCTTGTTTATTCGCAAATATCAAAAACGGGATGTTTTGTAACACCGGGTTTGCCATCAATGCATGGAGTTCCGTCTGCGCAGTACCAAACCTAGCTTTATCGACAGCGTCAACGACAAAAACAATAGCGTCGGTATTAGAATAGTAGTGATGCCACAACTTGCGGAATTTTGTTTGACCACCAATGTCAAATGCCGAAAATGTCAGGTTACCGTATGTAAATGATTCGTGGTTAAACCCAATTGTTGGAATAGTCACAGTGTGGTCACCATGCTTTAACCTATTCAAAATTGTAGTTTTTCCACTTGCATCTAATCCCAATATAAGAATCTGAGCTTGTTTTGCATTAAATGCCCAACTATTAAAAAACGAAAAAACACCGCCCATTTTTACACAACACATACTATACTTATATATGCCACTGTTCGCATCGTGCTACCAAAGTTCTACCCTAATGTAAAAATAAAAATAGAGTATATAAGGTTCCCAATATATTGCTAACATTAAATCATGAACGGAATCGTATCTCACAATCTTACAACCGGCGATAATATGAACGCTATGGAAAGTTTTTTTGGTCCCTACCGCGGAAGTCACGAAGACATGCGGGCAGATGAACAATTGGCACACGAGACCTATAACTTACCGCGTGCTTACGAAGGAAAGAACAAATTCCTTGAAGAAGTGCTCGACTTCAAAATTCGACAAGAAGACGAATTCTATACTTCCAAGTTACTACCGTGGTCGTACACCGACGATCTACACGTCGCATGGGAGATTTTTTCGTTTAACAGGACCTTGGCCGACTTGGAACCTCATCAAGGTGTCCCCAGATATGTCAGTGCTCAAAGTGAATCGCACACTGATAACCTCTTGCGCAGAGGTTTAGCGTTTATCATTGAGCATGGTTTCTACAAAACCGAGCGTGGCAAAAGACACTTTAGCTTAAACTTACAACAAATTACCGACGCAGTACACACCACGTGCTACTTTGGCGTTATCCACGCTTTATTGGCGGGACAAAATTATTATAAAGAATGGCATATTAAATTCGGAAATCAAATTACGCGAGTAAATGATTTGCACCAACTAGAGCGGCGTCGATGGGCGATTGTTCAAAAGAAGAAGAACGGACTATACTTACTCGATGCGGAAATCAAGCACGAGATGAAACGCGAAGGGATTGTACCAAACGTTTGGGTCTTTCCAGACAAAATGGGAATCTACGTAAACATGGTCGGAGATCACCAGCTAGACTATCACCAACGTGGACCCGAAGCTAATTCCAATCGTGAAAGCGGAGATCAAAAGAGTTCATTCCGAGGTCTTCCGGTCTTTGAAGCCCAATCATTTGACGTTGATTTCACCGGTCAACCAATTGACCTAATGGTACGTGAACGTCAATGCGGTGAATTCTTTACATTGAAAAAGGATGAAACAAAATTCGTATACAATGCATCGACCGATAACTGGGGAGAACTGAATTACGAAGAGTTAGAAAAAGCTGCAATTAACCGTGTGTCCAAAATTTTTGATGACGGCGACATGAACGATGTACCGTTGATGACCGGTATTAAGAAAGATTTTAAATTTGAAGAAGAAGAGGGCGACCTTCTCATTTTCCGACCGCATCAAACATATAACATGGCAAGCGCTATTCTTGCAAAGGGCGGGTCTGAACTAGGTTCCACGTTCCATGGTCATCACGACTTTATGCTTAGTGACGATATCATCCGAAAAGTGCATGTCGGTCACTATACCTTCTATTCCAAATCGGTTGTAAAACGGCCGAAGAATTATGTCATCATCGAAGATATTTTTGCACAAGGTTACGTTGGTGGCGAAGGGTTAAAACCATATAAACTTTCCGATTATAGAGAAGCTCTAGCATCAGGTAATCTTGGTAAAGGTCACGTAGCAGATATCATTGTGGTGAAAATCCCCGAAGGTAAGGCTAAAAACTTGAACTGTTGTATTGATTTGACTGGGCGTTTCCATCCCAGTGTATACGAGCGTTTCCATGGCGATTATGCGTCGAGCCAAGAAGAACATTATCCAGGTTCTTCACGGATTTACGAAATGTTGAACTTGCGCGAAGTTGATCCGTACCGCCAAACGGATGCAGATGAATTCCAGAATCGTGTCCAACGTTTGAATACCGTTTGTTTCCGTGGCTGTGAAGGTACAAGCGACAACGGTGTTTTCAGAATTACTCATTTGAACCAGGGTCACTGGGGTGAGAATATTTATCCCGGCGTTCGTCGTGTCCGTGACGGTGAAAACACGTTCATGAAAGACTGCAACTACCAAGTTGGGTTGGGTCAACTATAGTACTATAAATTACATCGAATTGTTTATAAAATATATTTAAAAATGACAGAGTATCAGTATATGGATATTATTACCGACCTACTAGAACATGGTGAACGTCGCGAGACTCGCAATGCTTTCGTCTATTCATTGTTTGGTTATGTATTGCATTACGATTTATCTGCTGGGTTTCCATTGTTGACCACTAAGCGTGTATGGTTTAATGGTATCAAGTCAGAGCTCGCGTGGTTCCTGCGTGGTTCTACAGATGTGACAAAATTGCATGAACACGGCAATCACATATGGGACGTCAACACCGCGGACCGCAATTACGATGCTGGTCCTATATATGGATTTCAATGGCGTCACTTTGGCGCTGAATATAAAGATTGTAATACGGATTATAGTGGTCAAGGTGTTGATCAAATTGCAAAACTCATTTCCGAGATTAAGGAAAACCCCACTAGCCGACGATTTATTTTGAATGCCTGGAACCCGGCCGACCAAAGTAATATGAGCTTGCCACCATGTCACGTGATGTACCAGTTCTATGTTAAAGATGGGTCCTTAAGTTGTCAGATGTACCAACGGTCTGCCGATGTATTTTTAGGTCTGCCGTTCAACATAGCGAGTTCTGCGCTATTGACTCACTTGATTGCACATGAGACGGATTTGGCTGTGGGCAAGTTGAGAATCATTTTGGGCGATGCTCATTTGTACGAAGAGCACATTGGCGCTGCCTCGATTCAATTAAATCGCGTACCATATGCTATGCCAATATTAAAAATTGAACGTGAGAAGGACGGTCTTCGTAATGTGAAAATGGAAGAAATAAAACTGGAACATTATAGGCACCATGGCGTATTGCGGGCAAAATTATTTTAGATTGTAACCCTAACCGTAACTATGTTAAATAAGTTATCAAACATATAAATAGTACTGCTTTCTGTATACGTTATGGATGGCGTGAGTGTGGAAAAAGCAGTAGAAGCAGCAAAAACAGAATTGAAACTAATCGAGGAATTGCAAAAGATCAGAATTTTTATACGCAGTCACAGTGTCAATTCGGATGATAGCGACGATGAAAGTGATAGCGACGATGAAAGTGATAGCGACGATGAACCACTGCTGACGAAATTAAAGGAAAGTTGGAGTAACTTTAAAAGTATAGAAATAGCCAAAGAAATAGCCGAGGAACAAGAAGAAAAGCTGAGACAGCACCAAAAAAAATTAAAAAGGGAGTACTACAGTAATCCAGATGCTCAGAGACTGATGAAAGGCTTATTAAACAGACGGACAAAGGCGAGTGAACAGAAAAAGATGGCGGATCAACTTAACCGAATAACACATTTAAAAACACGTGAAAAAAATTCATCGGACCAAGCAGACGTCGAGACCTTTAAGACCTTTAAGAAACGGCTGGACGCGAAACAGCTGGACGCTAAGAAACGGCAGGACGCTATGAGAAAAATATTAGAACAAAAACGTAGTGGTGGGAAATCACATCAGAAGACAGCTAGACGCAATGCACGTCGTCAAAAAGCAAACGCATTGTCCAAAGAAGAAGATCCCACAGATAAGGAACTTGAAGAACGGGAAGATAAGGAACTTGAAGAACGGGGAAACATTTTAAGAGACTTTATTAAAGAGGTCAGACGACGAGATTCAGATGGTAATCGTAGTGAAATGTGGACACAACTTAAATTATAATATATATTTTCGAGCATTAAGTATAGCATACGTACAGGCAACTCGGGCGGAATACATACTATGCGAAATTATTTTAGGTAAAAGAATCTATAAATGTATATAGTTAGTATTGGTGTTCTATAATCATGATTCATATTCATATTACAAAACTCGGACCATGCGAAAAAACAGTGAGTAAGGAAAAAGGGAAACCACCTGAACAAAAACCATCGAAAATATTGAAACCAAACGTCCCTCCATTGGACCCAGATAAATCACCCCGTCTATCTATCAGTCCTAACGCCTCACCTTTCGAGCGCAATGGTTTTACACCATTAATGCTTGCAGTAGTAAATGGGACTATAGATGAAGTAAAAACATTACTGACTAACCGGGAAACAAATCCGAATATTAAAAGTCTTGATAAAGGTGATACCGCTTTGCACTGGGCAGTACGTGTCCAAAAACCAGATGTTGTAAAGGTCCTTTGCGAACACAATGACATTGACTTATCAATCAAAAATAATAATGGTAGAACGCCCTTGGAATTGGCACAATATTTGACAGGTGCTACCATAAATGATCACTCTATTGATCTACAACTATGTATAACGGAGTTGGAACGAGCTATATTAATTAAGAATAAATCACGTGTGATCGTCCCTAGTGCCCCACCTTTTGGTTCTGCAAAATATGTGAATAAATTAAAACTATAAATAATAGCTAATTCCTTAGAATTGTCAAACAATGTCAAACAATTTAAAGCGCAAGATGTTCGACGATATGGACATACCTGTGACACCGAACTCGACGACTGGCGACATTCCAGATTCGGTTATGCCGAGTAGCACTATGATGACACCAATGAGTATGATGTCACCAATGAGCATGGCTCCACCGAAGCGACAAGTGGCTGCACCTGCAAGTACTCATCATGTTCCAGAAACTCCTATGAGCATGATGACTCCTATGAGTCTCACAACCCCCGGAAGCAATGCTACGCCGTATAGTGCTTTGAACGAACGTCCTGCGAAAAAGGCATTGACAACAACTAGTATGGAGAGATCAGTCCCCATAAATTATCGAAAATTTCTGGGAAGTGCGTTCAAAGTGTTTGAGGAAGAAACGTTGATCAACATAGATTCTAAAAATATGAAGACGCATATGAACGGTATGTTGGACCAATGTAAACAACGGAAAGCGTCACAGGGAGACAAGCTGATGTTGCAGTTACGTCAATTGCTAGACTATGTGCCGAAGAGTTTCAAGGGCTGGGAGCGGTCTAAGATGCAAAAGATGTTCCACCGGAATTTCATGCAGGCAACGTGTCTGCATTTGTACCGGGACGACAAAGACGTCGACATGGACAAGATCATGCGTATGAACCAGTTCGACAATTTGAAGCAACAGGTGTTGTGTCTTACGCCCCGTCGTTTCGGCAAAACCACTAGTGTGGCGATGTTTGTGGCAGCCTATGCTATGACGGTCCCTAAATCGGAGCAGTGTATTTTCTCCACCGGTCGACGTGCGTCCCAAAAGCTGTTGGAGCTCATTCGTGACATGGTTAAAGCCGGAAAGTATGCGGACATGTTTATTAAATGCAACGGTGAAACGTTATTATTACAAGGCAATTCGCCCCTAGACATTCGCAAGATCCATTCGTATCCGTCGTGTGCCAAAACGTTGCGTGGTACCGGTGGGGACGTCGTATATATGGAGGAAGCTGCTTTCATGGCACTAGACGTATTTTTCGAGGTCATCGTTCCGCTCCTAGAGATGGAAACGACGGCATTGATTGCGATTAGTACCCCGCTGGACGGTATGAATTTTTATTCCGAGATGTTCGAATTGAAGGGTGGTGACGGGCAGCCATTGTTCAACACGCTACGTATTGGGTTGAGTTGCGCTAAGTGTCAGGCGGCCGGCAAGTCGTCCGAGTGTACACACATGAAAGATGTTATTCCACCGTGGAAGAGTGCAGCAAAATTCGATATGGTCAAGGCAATTTACGGGGATCGTAAGGATTTGTTGGCGCGTGAGTCTATGGGTCAAATTACTTCGGACCAAGCAAGTGTGTTTAGCGAGAAGCTCGTCAACCGTCTTATGGAGCGGCCGCCGTACACCTTACAAAATCAAGCGCGGTACGTCTTTTTGGGCGTGGATCCGAACGGTGGGGGTAGCAGCGAAATGGCAATTATTACGATGACGATGGAAATGAACAACATTATTATCACCGGAATGGAGACACATCCTGCACGCAGTCACGACGAGATCGAGATGTTGTTGCTGCAACATGTCCGTGCTCTTCGAGGTAACCCCGCGTTGAAAGACGCATGGATTATATTCTTTCCCGAAAACAACCTCGGTCAGGAAGCCAGCCATATGGCACACATGGTGAAAGACGAGCGGAAAGTGTACACGTATTACGAAAAAGGCAAAGCGGGTGTCTGTACCACACACGAACGGAAAGAAAAGTACACGGTTAATTGTCTGTCCTATTTTAACCAGGAAGCCGTCCATTTCATTGAGGACTGTGTGTGTGCGAATCCATATAAAGATGCCAACGAGCGTCTGGATCAGGTGAAGAAGGAATTTAAAAAGCAACTTCTCCAGTTCCAGAAGATGGTCCTGCAACCAGCGCAAGCGTATCAAATGGCAAAGATCATCTATACCGGGAAGGTAAAGGAAGGGATGAACGACGACATCGCGATGACCCTCTTGTTTACCACCTATTGGGCACAGCAGTTTTTGAATAAGAAAATTCAATGCCCGTACGAAAGTTTTATAGTATAGTATATGTGCTGTCTATATTGTTATATTATAATATATAAATGACAAATCGTTTGTAATAGAAATGGCTGGATTCGGTACTCCACCTGGTAGCCCGTCCAGACGCAAAACTGCACTTGATGCATTCCAAGAAAATCCAACTCACATGGTATTTCGTTCGGGTAATAATCTGATATACCTCAACCAAGATAACTCCATCTGTGGATATGACCAAGAGTTTGACAGTGACGACAGTGACAGCAAACCAGACCCATTTGAGAAACGTCTTAAAGACTATGGTATTGTATTTTTCTCACCGAAACTGATCACGGCAGAACATTATTGTGAACGCACCAAGCATTTAACGGGGAGAAATCAATGCAAGAGGAGATCTATCAATATTTATCCTATATACATGTACGAACTAACCGCCGATATTAGCGAATTTGCAAATACAGACATTGATATATTACAAAAGTATATATCGGAAAAGTATACAGATGGCAAAGAGAACCGTGAGCATTTCCCATTCGAACAAACTGACAAAGGAAAATGGGTACGCGAATCGTCCAATTCCGATGCAGATTACAAATTTTTTAGTGAGTTACGTGATAATGATAAATTTAAAGATTTGCCCGGTGTAATTGCCGGTAACGAGCTCATACTGTTTCTTCGACCCGGTGAAATACAAATAGAGCAGATGTTTAAAATAAAACAGAATGACAAAAAAGGCATATTTCTTGCACAAGATGCCAAACCAGCAGCTGCAGCAACAAAGACCGGGGAACAACAACTTTATTTAAAATTTTGAGTATATATGTTACTATATTTTGTCATAATATTTAGTCATAACGCAATGTCGCGTCCAACATTTCATTACGATGAGAAGCCAGTGAGAGCGGGTGGCGTATTATTCTATGCGACAATTGATGGCAAGCGACATTATTTGTTACGCAAAGGGAAAAAACATTGGGGAGATATTGGGGGGAAAACTGAAATCTCCGACAAAAGTATAATGGATATGCTCATCCGTGAAGTCACCGAAGAAACCAATAACGTACTCTTTGATGTTTCACATACTACCGATGAGGCAAAACAAGCATTATCAAATCATTTGGAGAACACTGATTTTAACTTGTTTTACTGCGAGAAAGCAAAGTATATATTACTCCGTGTGGAAGTCGACGCCAGTGTGTACGGTTTGGACATGTCTCGATTTGGGACACATGAAAGCACCGGTAAAAAAATGTCACATTCCTTCAGCTGGGTACATTCGGTTGATTTAAAGACTATACACCCACGAATAAAATATTCGAACTTTTGCCATTCTGTTTTCAATTAAATGGTGGGTATTTTTGTTGACAATTGCCGTATGTCCCATACGATGTAGTTTGACCACAGAGCGGTAGATATGTCAACCAAGGCAAAAGATGAACGCGCTTGCGTTATATCGTTTGACTTCGTGTCCAGCCGAAGAAAAAGAAGTAGTGAAAGTACGTCCGAGTAAGCGTCCAAAAACGATAGAGCTGGCCGCAGAAACAGTCGAATACGTGTGTCATAATTGTAAGCAGCCTGTGCACCTGTCATCCAACGATCCAGTATTGTGTCAACATTGTAGATCGAGAATCGTCACAAAAATTTTAAACACCGAGCCACGTACATATAACGCCGTATAAAGGTAAGTGCGACTACACACAGTACAATGACGAAGTATCGATTTGAAACTTCGGACGAAATTCGTGAAGTTGACGTCTCTGCCACAACTGAAAGTCACTTAATTGATGTCATAATTAAAAGTTTGTTCGGAACAGACGAACCACCATTTTCTTTAAAATTACAAAGCAAAATCACGGACTGTCCGGTGGTTGTTCGGCGCATATATCGTCAAAACTTTGAACAAGATGCACAGCCAGTCGCGTCTGCACCAAAACGGAAAAAAATGAAACGTCGATGGAGATCGCCCGAACCGTTACTCGACATCGTACGTCGCCGGCGTCAAGCGTCGTATTCTAATGGTTATTACAATCCTATGTAAATCGTTAGTTTCAATTGTATACCTCACCTGAAAACACGCCTAGCTTTTTATGATTTTGTGTCAGATCAAAAACCCAGCCGCATTCTTAGAAAAAAAATCTCAAAAAAAGAAAAAATTTTCAAAAAAAAAAATATTTCTGTGGATCTGGATATATCCAGATCCACAGAAAAAAACAAAAAAAAAAAAAATAAAAAGAAAATATGAGATTTTTTTTCTAAGAATGGTCCTAGCTTTTGGTCGAAAGTGGGTTTGGTCAAACCCTGGTCGTCTTTTGAAAATAGTCACGGTATAATAAGTATGGGTTTAGATAGTATTAATATACATTTAGTATACCGTATCATATATTGTTGAATGGTGGGTTAAAAATTAACTATGATATATATAGGTAACTAGAATACTCGTCACTTCTCAATGGTTTGAATAGTGGGCTAAAAATTAGCCACGTACTCTACCGATGACCATTCTATGGAGTATATACATATCGTATCAGCCATGAAATGACAAAGGTCACTAAAGTGACGTCCGCTAAGCCACTCCACGAACGCTGCTCGAAGTGTAAACATCCCAATGGAACGACATTTAGAACATGTGAACGCTGCCGGGAGAAACTCAGAAAACGTGATCGAAAAAAGCGTCATGCTACGCCGGTATGTCCTCCGGGACAGCGATATTGTACGGGTTGTGCTCATATAAAACCAGAAGACCGATTCAAATCAAGTGTAGCACGTCGTCAGACACTGACCAAATGGTGTCAAACATGCCTTCAAGGACAGTCACGATCCCGAGCAAATCCAACGACCACCACGGGCAAGTGCAGAGCGCGATGGGAAGAGTGGAAAGCGAAGAATCCATGTGTCGTCTGTGGCGAGAACGATCCCCAGCTAATCGAAGCCGACCATCTCCGTGACAAGGTGCACGCATGTAGCGATAATCGCTATTGGGCATGCCATGGCGGCGTTCCCGCGTTAGAGAGCGAACTCACCAAGTGTCAGAGTTTATGCCGATGGTGTCACGCTCTCAAATCCGACCGAGAACGGGGTACTTGGAAACGAAAAAGCATACTCGAACGCCGCGCGATCGTTAACGCCGAGAAAATGCGTCGTGGTAAATGTCTGCGATGTTCTCGCCGTGTGACATTAGAAACATGTTGTGCGTTTGATTTCGATCACCGCGACGAAACGACAAAGGTGATTAATTTGTGTCACATTGTCAAAAAATCCCAAGCCTTCTTCGACAAGCACATCGAGAGCGAACTTAAAGCGTGTGATTTGCTATGCTGTTTGTGTCATAAGAAGAAGACAATTAATAAAGAATAATTATACTATTTAATAAGAAATAATCGATACAAAACATGTCTACTCAGATAATAAAGATACATTCATATATTGGATTAGCCTACGGATTATGGGTCGTCTGTACAAATTTATCGTATTTGCCAATTTTGTTTAAATTGAATGTTTTTTCAGACCCAGCTTTACAGCCGAATATACCCGGCATATATTCCCTTGTGGAATCAGGCATCGCCTTCTTCGTTTTGCTTATCAGTGTGATTGAAATTATCAGAACAATGACATCGTCTGTAAAACAGGTTGCCTCCATACAGTGGGTTGTCGGAACAATTTATGCATTGTTCTTTATCGCACAGTTGGTTTTTTCAATTATACGAACAAAGGCAAGAGAGGATATATGCAACGACACCAGCTTCACGGGATGCCCGGTTGCTCGGTACGAATCGGTTTACACAGTGTCGAGCGTGAGGAATTGTGTTTTCAACGCTTACGATTTGAACAACATCAACAATTTGGACATCGACGGAGGGACTGAGTTAATTGATTGGTCGGAATGGTCCAATTACGATTACGCAAATGTCGATGTGCTTGTCACCGCTGCAAATAGCAACGGCGCGAACGGCACTGGTATTGATGTTGATGCTGCTGCAATGCCTTTGCTCCATGATTGTTGGTATTATGGATGTGGTGGTATTTGCAATCCCCGCCATAATTTGAACAACGTGTGGATAAGAAATGGATATATTGGAATAGCAATTTACCTTCTGATGACCGTTCTGGCTTACACCGCTGGATCAAAACTTTCGTCTTCTTCACCACTGGGCGATAGTAGTGGGCGTTCGGCTTCGGACGCCGTGTCGCGTGAACCTACGTCATTGCTTAAAAAATCCCGCGATTCGCCTTCTCGGCGCCCAAGGGTGACTTTTCGCATATAGACGAAGCATAGTATGACCGAGCGTAGCCATACAATGATCGCCAGGTTGACGACTTCCATGAATACCGCGTTATCGATTGTTTTCGTTAATCCGTTGTATGTACTGTACACGTGGCATTGTTCGCTGCACGCCTTTTCTTGCAAGTAGCATTGTTCCTCGCATTCGCTCATCACGTAAAAAAACTGCAATAAACACGCCCCGAGATATGGAATAGTAAACGATAATTTCCAGCGGATGAGAACATTTTGCATTGGAATTCCATAGCAACAATAATTTTGCAACGCGGCGACAACTAACGACAGTGATACGACTGCGTTCAATAGCATATATTCATTTATTGTCGTGAACATCATGAAAAGCGTTGCAGTGCATAGTATCCAGATACTTGTAGGATGTGTTCTGTTGTGATACACTCTGGGCACCGTACACGACAGACATCCATTGCAGTATTCTTCTGGTTGGAACGAACATTTTTCTGATGTCTCAAACGGCGTATGGCATATTTCACAATCGTCCCGTTTTGCGAGGTGTAACCATTGGGAAATGCATTCCTCGTGTACGTATGCAGCCGAGCCTTTGCATCCGCATGGTGTTATCAATACTCCGTCACTTTCGAGACAAATCCGACAGGACATTTAATACACGTGTAGATATATTTATAGTATCATTTATGCTTTCTAAGTTATACTTTATGCTTCGCAAGCGATGCAATTGCTGGCTTCATCTAGAATACTCATTACGACGTCCTTCTGTTTGGCTGTAAATGCAACCGCGTTCGCCTTTGGTAGTGTACGCAAATAGTAAATCCCTGTTTTTAGTCCGGATTTCCACGCGTAGAAATGCATAGAGGTGACGGATGCCTGTGTCGGTGTTGCTTGATATAGATTCAGCGATTGGCTCTGGCACACGTATGGCGCTCTGTCACGGCTGAGATCAATTAAGCTCTTCTGCGATAGTTCCCACACTGTTTTGAACACGTTTTTGACGTCCTCTGGAAGACTTGTCTGCTGAACTGATCCGCGGTTCCTGATGATATTGTCTCGTAAATCGGGCGACCATAAGTTCATTTTTCGACAGGTGGCTTCCAAGTATTTGTTCAATATAGTGAACTCACCGGACAGTACTCTCCGGGTATACAGGTTTGATGTTCTCGGTTCAAAGCTTTCTGTATTGCCGAGTATGGACGCGGACGACGCCGTGGGCATCATGGCTGTCAGTAGGCTGTTTCGCATGCCGTGTTGTTGTACCTCGTCTCGCAATGCCGCCCAGTTGTACCGTTCACTGGGTGTATGGTCCCACATATCAAAGTTGAGTCGACCAACGCTGCTGGGAGACCCGTCGAAGCTGTCGTATTTGCCGTCTTTCTTGGCCAATTCGACCGACATTTTCACGGCGCCGTAGTAAATGGATTCGAATATGAGGACGTTGATGCGCGCGGCATCTTCGCTGTCGTACGGCACGCCCATCATTTGAAAAACGTCTGATAGTCCTTGTACGCCAATGCCAATCGGACGGTGGCGTTCGTTGCTTCGTCGCGCGGATTCGATGGGGTATGTGGTGTTGTCAATGACGCGATTCAAATTTTTGCAGACGACGCCGGCGATATCTACTAGTTTTTCGTAGTCGATACCGTCACGTCCTACAAATTTTGGAAGTGCAATGGATGCAAGTGTGCACACGGCTGTCTCGTCTGGGCTGGAGTATTCAACAATTTCTGCGCATAGGTTACTACTCTTGATAACGCCTAGGTGACGTTGGTTAGACCGAGCATTACACGCGTCTTTATAGACAAGGTACGGCGTTCCTGTTTCAATCTGGGTGGCAATGATCTTATTCCACAGTTTCCTTGCGTTCACGACCCGTTTTGCTTTCCCAGAACGCTCTGCTGTGACGTAGTTGTGTTCGAATGCTTCACCGTACGAATTTTGTAATTCTGGCGATTTGTGAGGACAGAACAGGCTCCATTGTTCGCCGGCTTGCACGCGTTTCATGAATAAATCCGAAACAAACAACGAATAGAATAGATCGCGCGCTCTGTCCTCTTCGACGCCATGGTTAAGCTTGAGTTCCAATACTTCGAATATGTCGCCGTGCCATGGTTCGATGAAGATGGCGAAGCTTCCTTTGCGTTTTCCCCCGCCTTGGTCACAATAGCGCGCCGTGTTATTCAACACCCGTAGCATCGGTACAAGTCCGTTGCTTGTCCCACCGGTTCCCGCGATCGGGCTGTTTTTACACCGTATGTTAGATACCGATATACCTATCCCACCCGCCGATTTTGATATGAGTGCCGTGTCCTTGATAGTGTCGTATATACCTTCGATGGAATCCCCTTTCATGGTCATCAAAAAGCAGCTAGCCAATTGATGTTGTTTCATCCCACAATGAAACAACGTTGGGCTTGCGTGCGTATAGTACCCAGCCGACATAACATTATATATATCGACTGCTTCCGCCGGCGTGTCGGATAAGAAGACGGCCACCCGCATGAGCATGTATTGCGGACGTTCCACAAAACCCTTGGCGTCTTTGAGTAGATATGACCGTTTTAATGTGCGTACCCCGATGATATCGTATCCAAAATCGTACCGGTTATCGATATAATCATCGTAGTTATATTGATTTACCCGTAATAGAAAGCGTGGACATAGCACGTCGGAGATTCGATTCATGGCGTGAGTGAATGACGATGGTGTGTTGGTGTGTAACATAATAATTGAAATCCGGCCGGCGAGCATGGAATAGTCGTGCGATTGTGACCCAAGCGATGCACATATGTCTGTTGCGTACGTCAATAGTTCGTCCGATGACATTCTGTCCGTCAATCCAGATTCGATTTGTTTTGTCAGTTTCCGGGTGTCTATGTGTCTTAGTTTTGGGTTTACATTACTGATAGCTGTAATAAAATGCGTTAGCTTACCTGGGTCATATTTTTCTTCTATTTTGTTTCGCTTGACGACAATCATTTCTCAGAATATGTGATGGACTACCCGGATGAGAATGTCTTTAAATACTGAAAAAACTGATGGACGAATGATAAATAAATAGGTATAGATTTTAATTTTTTAATGGAATCTGTTTGTGCACCTCGCAATTGTATTGGTGTTGTATGTCTTTTTGAATCTCTATATTTGACTCAATTAGGTTGATACATGGCACGGGGTTCTCCCGACCGTATGGTATGTACTTTTTTCCACCGGTATTGTGGATAATAAACCATTTATTTGCCTTTTTTGCATGGATATTTCCACTGGTCAATGAATTCTGGTACGCGGTGTTGCTATATTGTTTCCCCTCTTTGCGTTCTCTTTCCTTCCCACTTTCCGTACAACCTATGCATTTGTAATGGGGACCAAAGACACATTCGCCTCCATGTTTATGTTGCCATATGCAAATCCCAACCCAGTCATCGTCTTTTGTAATGTCGATATATTTTTGATAATAATTGAGACAGCGTCCTCTCGTGCTTATACCTCCAAATGCGCATCCGCCCAATGTTTCCGGTACGTACAGGTTCGGCGTGCGCTGTGTCTTCAAATAATCATAAATAATTGTTTTAACGTGTCCAGAATCGAATAGGGACTTCTTCCCCGCGGACAACCCAGCGACAACCAAGTTAGTCAATCCTCCGATATTTTTTTGAATTAATGATTCTACCAGCGTTTGGTACACTAAAGAAGCTTCTCTATATGTTCCACCGTCTATAGATAAAAATTCAGTTGGAAATCTATCGTCGATGTCTGCGAGAAGCTTTATAACGTTTTTTGCCCAATATGTTTTACCAGCCGCACTGGGTCCAAACCCCATTATAAGCCGTCCTTTATCTTGTTCGAAATTTTTTATGACAAATAAATGTTTGTCTTTCTCCCATACACCAGAAACCGCACGAATATTCAAACAAGATATGTTCAATTTTGCATATTTACGTACATTTATAATAGATCTTTCCAAACACCGTAAGATATATGCAGTTGATTTTTCCTCTTCTTCAAAAAACTTCTTAAGGCTTTCACACTTCTCTATACATGTGATCCATGACACCTCCATATATGTGGATTTAAAAAGTCTGTCTATTTCTATTTTTAGAGAATTAAAAAATTTATAAATACCACCATGTTTTATGAATGATCTCCCTATAATAACGTCACGTTTTGCGACATTTCGTAGATACTGTTCAGTCATTTCTAAATTGTATTAAGTCTACATATAGTAATAAATTTTAATTCTTTGCCAGTGCATGCTCTTCCAATTTCTCTACGACCATTTTCAAGTTAATGCCCATCAGGAACCCACCGACTACTCCGATGAATGCGCTCACGAAGAGTAATATAGCCACTCGCAGTGTCCGGTTGCTGGAGCAAAAGCACATGACAAAGAATAGCACCATGTACGTGGTTCCGAGGACGCTCACCATAATATTCTCGGCCAATACTACATCCTTGTACACGCCTTGTATGACCGCGGTGGCCATCGCCACGAACGACACGGCAAACAAGCACGTACACAACCAATAGGACCGGCTTATGAAGCTTTCCTGTTCGCGAAGCTGCTCGTCGCGCAAACGTTTGTTATAATCGTGGTCACTTTTATTTGATCCCAATGATCGTGGTATCTGACTTTCGACATCGTCATCTTTCTTTCGTGGATCGTCTGATCTCCGGAAAGACATTTGTTGATAGTATTGAGAGTATGGCTGATTATTATATATAGTCGCCTTTCATGAATCCGTTGGTATATAAAGATGTAACCGTGTTATATAATTATGAATTACGTATATCTGTACTTTTGTTACTTTACGTTCGGTTATTGTCTATCATTTCCGGGCGTGGCGACGCAATTTATTATGATCGATGTGTTGCATTTTTCACCGGTGGAGATGACAATGGCGATGGGTATCATTTCGTCACCATGGACCATGAAACCATTGTTCGGTTTTCTCAGCGACAAGTATGAGATATTCGACTGGGGACGCCGACGTCCGTACATTGCATTTGGTGGACTGACGGCGGCGTTCATGTATGTCTACATAGAACACTTTATGGCATCTAAGCAAATGTTTACTTTCGCACTGGCATTTGTTTCTGCAAACGTATGTTTTGCGGACGTCTGCGCGGACAGTATCACCGTCGAGCATGTAAAAAACGAAGATATCAAGGGCAAATTGCAGTCAAATTGCTGGATTTCACGCGCATTCGGGACATTAATTGGTGCATTCTTTGGCGGAGCAGCGTACAACACATTTGGGGGTATTGTGGTTTTTCAATTAGTGAGTATCTCCCCTGTGATCATGTCCGCTATGATTTGGTGTCTGCCAAAGCATTATGGTAGCACGTCGGACAATTTGCTCCGGCTCTTGTGCGACAACATTACCCAACAGATGTCACTTGTGTTTATTTTCTTCTTTATGAATATCTCACCAGATTATGGCATATTGTATTCATACTTTTTGAAAACTGAGCTTGGGTACAACCCACAGCAATTCGCTTGGATGGGCGTCAGTTCGTCTCTCTCATTCCTCTTATCCATGATACTCTTCAAATATTGCTTCTTGAAAAAACGACCCAGCACGACCATAATGATTGGAATTTTCGGGTCAACCGCTTTTCGCATCACGCAGTTGCTCGTGGTCTCCAAGATATTCCCACATTTCTGGTTAGTGCTCTTCGATGGAGTCGCTGAATCGTTTTTCGGTCAGTTAATTATGATGCCTCTCATTGTCAAAGCAGCAGAAGGATGTAACGACGGGGTGGAGGGGTCCATATACGCGATATTGATGAGCATCTCCAACCTTAGCAATATATGCGGCGATTGGTTCGGCGGTGTATTGGGTGCACTGTTTGACGTCACCGAAACGAAATTCGATAATCTGGGCTGTGTCATGGTGGTAAGCATCACAGCTGGGTTTTTTATTCCATTTCTGGTGATTCTAAAAAGCTCTTCCTTTTTCTCGTTACATGCGAAGACGTCGGAGAATAAACAGGCGACGTCGGAGAATAAACAGGCGACGTCGGAGAATAAACAGGCGACGTCGGCGAATAAGCTGGGGACGTCGGCGAATAAGCTGGGGACGTCGGGGAATACATATTCCCACTCGGGCGAGTGGGTGAGTAGGCTGGGGACATCGGGGAATATGCCGGCGAGCATGGCGAATATAATGGCGAAGACGCAGTATTCTGACAATGACTGCGTGTAGGGTCATACATTGGTGATGGCGGCGAAGTCGGGCTGTGAGCGCGTGTGGGGTCATACATTGGCGACGGCGGGTTGCAGGGTACTGGCATAGCGATCATCTGACCGGGTAACTGCACTTGATGCATCCCAAATGTCGGTTGTGGCATCCCAAATGTCGGTTGTGGCATCCCAAATG